ATTGGGGGGTATGCGTACACTAGAACGTTTAAAAGGAAAGGATAGAAAATGAACGTTGATCAATTAAAAAAAGATTTAATACAAGATGAAGGCATCAAGCTAGAGATATATGAGGACCACTTAGGTTTACCTACGCATGGGATAGGTCATCTTATTACAGAATGGGATGAAGAATATGGTAAGCCTGTAGGTACACCAGTATCAGAAGACAGAGTTAATCAATGCTTTGTGACAGACGTACAGGGTACAATACAGGAATGCAAACATTTATATTCAGACTTTGATGTACTGCCACCTGATGCACAGCTTATCATAGCTAATATGATGTACAACATGGGTAGACCACGACTATCACGTTTTCACAAAATGAAGAAAGCTGTTGATGCAAGAGACTGGAATGAGGCAGCACTCCAAATGCAGGATTCCAAATGGTATCATCAGGTTCCCAATCGTGCAGAAAGGTTAGTACAACGAATGAAAAACATTACTGTTTAAGTCTTTGTGTTGTCTTTGTATTGTTAACATTAACGCCTTCACTTGTTACTGTTCTTCCCTCGTGCCAACCAAAAGGAATAAGCACATCTTCTGGAAATACAATTAAATGATATTGATTTGCTGTATCTATTAATCTTTCTTCTGAAGGATATAATTGAATAGCTTCTCTAGTTTTACCACAAATAATATTTTTAATTTGTTGGAGGTCTGACCAATCTTGAAGATGCCCTCTATCTTGTCTTCGTATAGATAGCCAAGTGCATTTACCTTTTAAATTATTGTCATGTATCATTTCATCAGCAAGCTCTTTATCATAAACTTGGATAAGATAATCTTCGTTAGCATACATAACTTTTGTTTTATAATTTTCTTTATTAACAAGTTCTTTAGCTTCTTGTTTAGTTAAGTCTCTACCAAACTTTTTATGAAACTCTATCATCATTTTAATCCTATCTTTAATAGGAATATGTGTTGATTGCACTCTTTCTAAATGCATTGTGTTCTCCATTTTCAACGTTTTTTCTAGGTAGAAAGATACATAAGCATATAACTTTGGCTCTGTATGGCTCTTAAATCAAGACTTTTTAGAGATAACGCTCGTAACCGAGCGTCATCTGAACCTATAAATCGCATCATCTTTTGTTGTAATGTTCTGACTACCCCAGTCTTCTACTTCTTTTGATGCTTTGCGCTGTAGGTCTTTAAAGATATTGCGTAGTTCTGCATTGCCTGATTGTTTTTCTGTACGACAACTTTCACATAGCTTTGCCTTTTCGTATCGGTGCATGGGTACATACACACCACACTCATTACATGTGCTATCATTATGTTTATTCATTTGTGTTCTCCTTTATGTGTATTAGAATGTGACTCTTTAAAATGTATAATGCATTAATAAACAGTATAAATAGCTAAACTTATTATTATTAGTGTAGTAATGCACATACACAGACGTAAAAAAACATTTGGTTTTTTCCTTGATTTACAAGGACTTACGATTGTAGACTGTATGTATGGGGATAGATTTCCTAGACTCATAATATTATAACTCCTACGTTTACACCGAGAATGTCGGCGGTTCGAGACCGTCACCGCCCACCATTTACAGAGCATAGCATAAAAAAACGTGTAGTAAAACGTAACCAATTATTTTAAATTCCTAATTCCTGCACGCTTATGTTCATTAGAAACATCTGCGTATCGTTGCACCATTTTAAGATCAGTCCACCCACCTAATTGTCTGAGTGACTCTGCATCTCCACCACTCATAAGATACCAAGAAGCGAAGTGATGTCGCCAATCATGTATCGTAAAGCGTGGAATCAATGGCTTGTTAAGTTCGGCTAGTTCTTTATTGGCTCGTTTAATTGCTGTGTTGTGTGCTACATGAGGTCCTTGTTTGGCATAAGGCTGCCCTTTACTATTAACAAATACATATCGTTCATGCTTATAGTTTTGTTCTAATAGTATTTTCTTTAAGCGTGGGTGCAAAGGGATAACCCTATTGCGTTCTGATTTGGTAATAGACTTAGGCAAAAATATAAGTTCTTCTTCAAAGTTTATATCCGTATGTTCTAGTAATCGTGCCTCTCCTTTTCTAAAGCCATGATATGCACAGGCGATACCCCATGGTTTTAAATAATAAGGATAATATTTAAATAATATTTCTCTTTGTTCATAGGATAGATAGACAACTCTTTGTCCTTTGACTTTGCGTATGGGTATATACAAGCTATCTATTGTAGTAGAGTCATTAACAACTTTAAGATGTGATACTTTACATATAGCCTGTAGTGTATCACGCACTCTATTATATGAAGCAGGTTTATAATTTTTTAAATGCTTAATAGTAAACCTTTGCCAGTCATCTAATGTGATGGTGTATATATCCTTGTCTCTAAAGAAACGTAGAAGTAGTTGAGCATTCCATAAATCACCATCACTACGTTTTTGTAACTCAGTCCATTTAATAACAGAGTTACTAAAGGGAACGGAAGGAGTACCGCTCCCTTTAAGCCGAGCAAGGGCTTGTGTTTCTATGTTTCTTAACTCTTCTTTTGCATCTCGTTTCGCAATACACTTTGTGCTTTGACGAACTGTGATGTATTTTTGTCCGAGGTATACTTTACCTCCGACCCACCAAAACTTGCTGTCGTTTCTTGGGTATAAAAAGAGTGACACTGTAGCTTCTCCATGAATAACTCATACGATTCTTGCTCAATCCTCCATTGATGTCCAATTTTTATGTAAGGTATCTGATGTTTAAGGATATGCTTTTTGACTTTGCCGACTGACGTTTGTAGTGATCCGGCAATACTATCGATACTGTGCGTACTAAAAAGGGATTTCGTCAACAAGGTCTGGTTCCTCCATCACATTATTTACAGCTTGGTTCAACGATATGGTTCCGTTCTTAGCCTGCTCATACTCATTGGAAGCAGGTGGACTTGATTGCATGGGTGTCTTGTCACCGATCTTTGCATCCATATAATCCTTGCCTGCTTGTGATGTAGCAAACCAAATGGCTAGTCGTCTGTCTTCATAGTCACCTGATAGGTGAGGTGCCTTTGGGTTTTGGTTGTCGTTCTCAAACAACACACCGACTTTTTTGTATACTTCTCGTATGACTTTGCCTGATGGTAGTGTTGCTTTGACTATAACATGGTACTCTTCAGCGCCATTGTTGTTGAGTTTACCTTGTCCGACAAGGACATTGTTCTCTCTTGGTGGGAACAATGCACCTCTGTCGGTATCATCATATTGTTGGTCCATTAGAATCCTCCTCTACTTGATTTACCATTTGATGTTTTGTTGCTGATTGGTGGCACAATTCTAGGTTTGTTTGGGATACCATCTGCAGCATTGCCATCATCATCTGTTGCTAATCCGTAGATTGCCTGCAATGCATAACGCTTTGCGTAGGTAATACCTGCACCCATTGCCTGAGATTTATCTTCTTCTCCTCGTTTAATAAGGACAGGAACTCTACTTGTTTTAGTAGCTGTGTCATTTACCTGAGATATTACAGTATCTATATATATATTTTTATGTATTGATTGAGTAAACTCACCACTAGGTAACAATATAGTTTCATAATTAACAGCTTGAGAAAACGACAATCCGAACTTAGCACCATGAGATACAGCTTGGATAACCTCATCAAGATCAGCATATTTACTTGTGTAAAAAGGATTCTCACTATCTTTAGATGCTGTTACTGTAAGCTCTTGGAACTTAGCCATAGCCTCGTTAAGTGATTTACAATACTCAACCTTTTTGTTATCTTGGGTTGTCTTGTGTTCTCCAACCTTGACACTCTGGGGTTGACTTGTTGTGGGGTTGACCCCATTTTTATTTTGAGATGGCATAGCTCTCTCCTTTCATTGGTTTGGTTTTAAAGAATCCCTTATGCCGAGGATTCCATTTCATGAATAGCCTTGAGTAAAAGGCTATGTAGTCGTTACTTATTTTAAAGTCTGCATCAGTTGTGGTGATGGCTGTCTCCCATCTGATACGATTAACAATCAACCATGGTGAACATTTCTTTACACCACTGCTGATAGCCTCATGTGTATATCGTGCAAACAGATCATAGACATGAGGGTTGTCCTTGTGGAATTTCCACCAGACTAATTTCCTGTCCTCATATTTCATGTTGATACTTCTTTTACATCTTCAATGTCTTCGCTTTGAGGATAAGTATTATCTGCAGGGTATGCTTGATATATTTCTTGAGCATGTTCTATTGAAGATGCTTCTATAGTATAAAAATGTTTTAATGTTTCGATTGACATAATTCTATATTTAGGCATTACTAATCTCCTTGATATGTATGGATAACGCACCACGCTTGTTGCGTTTGATAGATAGTTTGTCTGTGTAAACCTCACGCTCATTGGGTTTGACATAAGACTTTAGTTCTTTCTTGCATTCTTCAAATATTTTTGAGTCATGAAGTCCATCAATGTAATGATGTTGTATCTCTACGAAACGATTGTCTGTGCTTACATCACGTGCCACCATATTATCCAACGTCATGTGCTGTACACCTGTTGGTAATTCGTTTGGCATCTCGCCGACTGGTGGTTCCTTGCGAATAACATGACCCCAAAAGTCTCTGAAGATGGGAAGCATACGCAACCATTCAGCCTCATCTTGTGCGACTAGCTTGCACTCCCATTGATTGCCAAAGATAACAGACAGATACATGCCCGGAATATCAGCAACTTTCATGTATAGCTGTATCTGTGGATAGTAGTAGGCAAGTATGTCATCAAACTTTTTGAATGAACTTGTATGCTTGCACTCTACACCATAGTATCTATTGTCCTTTCCACCAACAAACTCAACGCCTTTGATAACGCCATCAAGTGTGGCTTTGAATGGTATACCCTCAATAGTTTTCTTGTACTCAGGTTGTGTATCTATAACCTGAACTCCGTACTCTTGCTCGAACCATGCTAGATTAAACTCTTCTGTGTATGTACCTAGCTGTACATTAAACAAGTGAGATAGATCGGCAGGTTGTGCTTGCCCGGTCTTCTCATTGTATAAGTCATGCCAGTTACCACTCATAATCTTGACGGCATCTGATCCACCAATGAATCCAACACGCCAGTTGGGATCACGAGGTGGTTGTTTTAGATTTACTACGCTCATTATGCATACTCCTCTTCTGTACTCCAAAAACCTTGACCTTCATGATCTTTTGGTTTTATGTCTTGCCATTTATGATTTATATTTCTAACTAGTTGCGGTGCGAAATGAGGTTCATTCTTATTAAATGCAAGTGAAATACCATCTTCTCTTTCACTTGGTAGCCCATTCATTTCTGCTAGAAGTTCGTAGTAATCTTTGCCACCGAACTCGCCATAACCAACATAATTTTCTTCTTTCCATATGTTGTTTTTATTATCTATCATATAAACAGTACCGATAGGATTATCAGAATATATGTTCATGATAGGCTCGTTTGTATCGTTGGTATGCCATGAGAAAAATCCCATTGTGTTCTCCTTTTTCTATAAATATAGTGCATTACTGCAACTATTACTAGTATTATTTAAGTTATTTTGTGCGTTTTTGCAACATTTCTTGCAGCATTAAACGCTTTTGGTATCTCCACGATCCTGCTTCACGGAACTCAGCAAGGCTCGGGAAGAATGTCTTGGTCTTAGATATATGATTGACTGCAAATAAGAATATATCTGCAGGCAAATCACTAAGACCCTGTGCTATGAGACGTATACGCATAGCAATATCCTGTTGGGATTCCTGTGCAGGCTTGACCATGACCATCATGCACTGTAACAATCGATCTTCCATAGTATCGATAGGCATAGGTGTCATAGCAAAAGCCATCAGCTTGTCAGCTTTGGCACGCTGTTCATCTGTTGGTTCTTCAGTAAGCTCGTATGCACGCACACTAAAATCTCGATTTAGTTTTTCCTCGAAGTTTAGTATTGATGCCATTGAAGAAAGAACTGTTTGTTCTATTTCTTTTGGTGAAGTAGTTGTCAGGCTTTGTAGTGCCTGAGATGATTTGCCCTTGGACAATGCGACCTGCATGATCTTTCTCCTTATATGGTTGGTTACTTATAGGTTTGGGTGTCACTGTGTCACTAGATAGTGGACTGTCTGTCACTTCCACAGTGTCAGGCTGACACTTCACTATGGTATATATGTTCACTTGGTTTCTCCCCTGACGAATACGTATCAATAATTTTTTAGATACGAGAACGTCTAGCTTGCGTATGACTGTACGCCTGCTCAGTCCAGTCAACTTGGCTATCGTTTCTATTGATGGGAATGCTTTGTTGGTATCTTTATGTGCATGATGATTGATGACA